TTTGACAACGAAAGCAGAAGACAACCAAACGACAGGAAAATGCCACAAACTTGTAGTGATCGGGACAATATGTTTTTCTATAAATTGAATATGAGTTGTGTTGACATAAGGAGAAATATCTTTTAGATCCATTTCTGGTGCAGGATATGCATCACCAGGACGGTGTTTAAATTGACCAATTTCTTCGCAGAGTTCTATTAATTCTGCACAATATTTGGGAGTAAGAAAAGGAAAACTAAAAATATCTGGTGCTGGTTGATCAACGAAATCTAAAACTTTTTTAGAGATTTCTTCTGTCGGCATAAATGAATCTTCGGGAACAAGAACATAACCGTCGGTTGCTTCTAAAAGCTCGGGAGCAATATTTTCTGGAGAGTAGTTAAATAACTTAGGTATGTTAACCATGATTAAATTTTACTATAATTAATTTTAATATACCCCTTTACTTTCTTGCACAATGATATAGAATGATTGGTAGTTAATCAATAAGAAAGGAGAAAAAATGATAAACGATAACCTTAACCCTTACGACAAAAACTTGTCAACTGTGTTTAAGACTCTTAGCAAAACTGTTAAGGGAAATGCTACTGCGGAAAGTGCTTTACAATTACTTAAAGAGCATGTTAACCGTAAAACCCCAAAGAGCCGAGTAAAGACTGCCAAAACTTATGGCATCGAACCAACAGATATTGTTAGCCAATCTGCTGACTATATAGGTGGTGAAAGAACTCCTCGGTCTGTAAATATCAACCAAGTTATCGAGGGCATTGGCTCTTCTGGTCGCACGGTTGCTATACTTAAGAAAGAACTTGGCATTTGCGAGGGCGATCTTAACTATTACAAACGCTGGGGTTACATAAACATTGCGTCATCCAAAGGGGTGGCGTAATGGCTATATCTGCAAAACATCTAGAAAGTAAAATTCGTATTCTTAACGAAGTAACAAATAATCCTGTAGAACCCTACAGCGAATTGTTAAAATCTAATGTAGGTCATTATCATCTGTACCAAGCTTATGGTTGTTTTTATTTAAACCAAATAGTCAATGAACATGGTGCAGAAAATGATATCTTTTATGCAGTAACTAAGCGTGAATTATACAAACAAATATCAGCAATGATAGATGGTATTAGAATAGGTAAAAACTGTGTGACAAGGGGGGTGGCGTAATGGAACGTCCTGTCAAAATAAGTGTCTTAAAAAATAGACTAGACAGATTGCCTTACGAACCTTTACAAAAGTTCTACGAAATGTACAAAGTCTCGAGTAATCCTTCGAAAGACATATTAACCCATACAAGGGATCGCATTGTCTCCTTGAGATGGGGAACTAATGGCAGGAGGAAGTAAAATGGCTAGAGCAAAAACTATTTTCCTCGGACCTCTGCGTGGCAAATTGAAACACGACTCAGACGGAAAACTTATCGCACTTTACCACGGAAAATGGGTTGTTGTCGAAGACCACCCTTTCCTTGGAAAAATGACTGTTGAGGAATTGACAAATGCAAGATGATGAGAAAGTTGTGGTCTTTGCTGGATTTATGTTCATGACAGCATTGGTTATAGTGCTGTTGTGATTTTAGATCTAAAAGCAAGACTGTCGAAATTAAATTTAAAAGAATTAAAACTTTTGTTAAAAGAATTTAAAAAACTTGATCTTGATGAATGTGACGAATTAGAATCGATGATCGCCGAAGAACTCTTGACGTATGTGAACATGAGAATTAAAAAACTGGAGAAAAAAGAAAATGAATGAACTGCCAATGACAAAAGAATTGATTGAGGATTTAATGCAGGTTTTGAACAAGCATTATCCTAAATTAGACTGTGGTTATTCCAGTGTTGAAGACGAAACTAAGGTCAAAAGCACACTGGACATTATTGACATTCTTAATAAGTCGAACATGGATTGTCTGTACCCAGAAAGATTCGATCACAAATGATTAGAGGGATAACTTTCGGCACTTTTGATTTATTTCACGCTGGACACATACTCATGCTAGAAGAATGTAAAACTGTGTGCGATCATCTAATGGTGTGTATTCAACGCGATCCCAGTATCGACCGAGAGTTTAAAAACTCTCCTGTTCAAAGTTTGGTAGAGCGACAGATCCAAGTTAAGGCTTGTATCTATGCCAATGAAATATTAGTCTACGAATCCGAAGAAGATGTTCTTGATATTCTGCGTGGTATCCGATGGGACGTGCGTATTATAGGGGAGGAATATCGCAACTCACAATTTACTGGTCGCGACGAGACTCTTGATAAATGTTACTTTAATAAACGCAGTCACAGTTTCTCTAGCAGTGAACTTCGGGAACGGTCTAAAAAATAATTCATCTTTTTTAATAAAACTCCTTTACTTCGTTGCGCAATGCTATAGAGTAAGTCGTATATATAAATAAGAAAGGAGAAAAATATGTATAAAGAAGAAAAATTTGACTACTACTTAACTGGCACTCAAGCTAGAAAATTAGTACAAGGTCTAAAAAATAACCCTGCCAAATATGGCAAAGTAAGTATAAGTGTGCGTACAGCTGTATATCATTACGGTAGAGCAGAAGTTGGCGACACTGGTTCGTTTAAAGACGATACCTATAAAGACACTTATTATATGTCTAGTGCTGCTGGGTTAGTTCCTCTTCCTTGGAAAAACTTCCTAGAAACTTGTAAAGATGCCGATGACTTTTCTGCTCTAAAACATAAGAGTTTCTTAGAAAATGGCGAGGCTGACAATACTGAAAAGCATGGTACTGGTATAAATGTCCAATACCATTTTATGCCAGAATATGGCTTTACTAGTGTGTTCATAGGCTAAAGTTCACCCACGATTCCCTAACCCTCTTATTGAGGGTTTTCGTGGTATAACTAACCCATTTAAGAAAGGAGAAAAAAATGGATACATATAGAATAGAAAAAATTGAAAACCCTGGTCCGGAATTCCCTTGGTGTGTGCGAACCGAGAGACAACAAAAACGTGGAAGGAGTGGGTATTTGTGTAAAACCAAGACAGAAGCAGAAACTGTTTTGGCAAGCATGTTTGCTACATCAAACATGGATAAAGAACTTAAAATCTTTGACATAAGGACAACTACTACTTATAGCAAAAGATATTTTATTAAAGCACACAGCAAGGAATCTGCTGAAGCATTAATTGTTTCTGAAGATTACAACATAGATGACTGTAAAGTTGAGAATATGTTGGATACACAAATCGATTCTGTAACAGAATCTGCCGAGGATTATGTGTGGTGGAAACACAACGATAAGTAAATTATCCCTAAAATTAAATGGCTCCTCTGGGAGTCATTTTTTTGCCTGTGATACACACAGTTTCTCGACGAGTCTAACTGGAGAGTGGACTTATGGAAAATGCTTTAAAAAACAATTCATCTTTTTTAATAAAACTCCTTTACTTTCCTCTAGAAGTATATAGAATGTATTGTACATAAATAAGAAAGGAGAAAAATATGTATAAAGTAATCGACGAAAACCAAAGAACTTACGCCACTATAGAGAATCTTAATAAGGCTCTTGTTAAATTTGGCTTAGAAGACTGTAAGCCTATTATAGTTGGTGTTCCTGGTACAACTAGAGTAACCGCAATCTTCCAACTAGAATGGGTTACTAGAGCTAACCGCACTATTCTAAGTGTTGCTGGTAACGGTTTCTTGCTAGTCTAATTCTAGCCACCCCACTAGCCGAGTCTTATACTCGGCTTTCGTGGTATAAAACTAAGAAAGGAGAAAAAAATGACTAATCTAAATAACAACTTCGGCGAATGGATAAATAGCGAGGAGTTTACTGCTCTTCAAAATGCACCTGCTACCGAACAACCAAAACGTGTTTCTAAGCCTCTACATAAATGTGGTGCTTGCAACGGTTCTGGTACTTGGGTCGGTGGCTATGTAAACAGATACCAAGGTAAGTGCCATGCTTGTAACGGTAAAGGTGGCTTTAAGTCTTCCGCCGAAGATAGAGCAAAAGCCAAAGTTGCTCGTACGCAAAAAGTTCGCTCTGAAAAACAGAAGAATGTCGAATTGTTTTGTCTTGAGCATAATGACCTTCACACTTTTCTGGTTATGCAATTTAACCAAAACGATTTTGCTCGCAGTCTTGTAGAAGCTGTTCAAAAATATGGTGACCTAACCGAGAAGCAACTTGCTGCTGCTTATCGCATGGTTGCTCGCCAAACAGATTACGAAGAAGGCAAAAAACAAGAAGCTAAACCAAAAGCTTCTGTCGATCTTACAATTATTAAAGGTAAGTTGCTTGCTGCTTCTGCCAAAGGCAAGAAAGCTCGTCTCGTTGCTGGCGAAGGATACAAATTTACTTTGGCTCCTAACACTGGCAAGAATCCTGACTGTGTGTATGTTGCTTTTAATGGCGACTACTTAGGTAAGATTACACCGACTGGCGAATTGTTTGGGTACAAACTTCCTCAGAAACATATTGACTCTATTCAAGCGATCGCCAAGGATCCTCTCGCCGAAGTCCTTGCCTATGGTAAGAAGTCTGGTAGATGTGGTTGTTGTAATCGTACGCTTACTAACCCACAGTCTATAGAGCGTGGTATCGGTCCAATCTGCGGAGAGGATTACGACTTATAAGTCTTGCCTCTTGACTGTTGTTAATGGCTCCTTCGGGAGCCATTTTCATATTGGTTATTGGCTTATTCATGAGGAATGGATTTGTTAGATGGTGTTCACGAAAAGTTTCTTATTGGCTAATAGGCTAATAGGGTCTTGCCAAAAGACTGTTGTAGAAGAGAGTGTAGCGTATTAGACATGGATATTAGAGGGTTATTAGATGTGAAGACTAATATGGACTATATATGGGAAACCTTTACCATAGCAAGAGTTTAGGTATAGAATAGTGGAAACACGCTCTCCATTGACCTTATATAGAGCAGTGCATGACGGAGGAACTGTGGAACATAGACCCAAAGAAAAGAAGTTGACACCAAAGCAGGAGAAGTTTGCCCAAGCAGTTGCATCAGGAACTAGCTTAAAGGAGGCTGCCGTCCTTGCTGGTTATTCACACAAGAATGCATCTAGAGCTGGAGCCTTCTTGGCGAACAACGAGCCACTTGTACAACGGAGGATACAAGAGTTGCAGAACAGAGGTGCTGCCAGAGCAACACTGACATTGGTCAATCACCTCGAGAATCTAGAAAAACTGAGAGACCAAGCGATGCAGAACAATGCATTTGGAGCAGCAGTCACAGCCGAAGTAAGTCGAGGCAAAGCAGCAGGATTATACATCGATCGCAAAGAACTGACAGTCAACAAGACATCGGACATGACAAAGTTGCAGATTATCGAGCGTATCAAAGAACTTCACGAACAGTCAGGAGGCATACTACCAACAACTCCATACACTGTCGAAGGAGAGGTGGTCGAAGAGCCTGTTCCCGAACAACAAGAGTCAATCAACAAATGACTAGGATTCTTTTCCTGGAGAACTCAGGGTACATTGCCTCAGAGCATGATGACCCCCCCTGCATGTATGACCTTTATATAATAACTTCGCGTTGGTTCCCAGTCCTTTCACTGCAAAAAATTTTGCAACAAAAATTTAACCTATGAGCAATGAACTAAAACATATTCCCGAAGAACTATTGGCTGAGCACCTCGAACTATCGGAACGATTGGCGGAGCTCCAGAAAAAAGAGACTGTTCAAACTAATTTTTTACCTTTTGTCAAAACTATGTGGACTGACTTTATAGAGGGTGAACATCATCGGATCATGGCGAAGGCTTTTGACCGTATCGCATCAGGCGAACTTAAACGGTTAATCATCAATATGCCACCACGTCACACCAAATCGGAATTCGCCTCTTACATGTTCCCAGCATTCCTAGTCGGCAAGAAGCCAGGACTCAAGATTATACAGGCAACACATACTGCAGACTTAGCTGTTAGGTTTGGTCGTAAGATTCGTGACCTTGTCGACAGCAAAGAGTATCAAGATATCTTCCCGAATGTCGAATTGAATCCTGAAAGTAAAGCAGCAGGTAGATGGGAAACAAGAACGAAAGACGGCACGATGAACGGTGAGTATTTTGCCTCTGGTGTTGGAGGTGCATTGGCAGGAAGGGGTGCGGATTTATTTATTATCGATGATCCTCATTCCGAACAAGATGCCATGAGTGTTAACGCACTTGACGATGCGTATGAGTGGTACATGACAGGACCTCGCCAAAGGTTACAGCCTGGAGGTGCCATCGTTATGGTTATGACACGCTGGTCTAAAAAAGATTTGACTGGTCGCGTTGTAAAGAAAATGATGGAATCTGATGCAGCTGACCAATGGGAGATTATAGAGTTCCCAGCTATTCTTCCTTCGGGAAAACCTCTTTGGCCAGGATATTGGCCACTTCCCGAACTAGAACAGATTAAAGCATCTATCTCTCCAGGCAAGTGGTCAGCAGAATATATGCAAAACCCAACAGGCGAAGGGGCGAGTATCATTAATCGAGAGTGGTTTAAAATTTGGGATCGCGACAGTCCACCACAGGTCGAATACATGATACAAAGTTACGACACGGCTTTTTTAAAAACTGAAAGAGCAGATTTCTCCGCGATCACTACTTGGGGGGTGTTCTATCCTGAAGGGAAGATAGGCGACGAAGAGTACTCAGGCAATGAAGCACATATTATATTAATGGATTCAGTTCGCGAGAGGCTTTCTTTCCCTGAACTCAAGGTGAAAGCATTAGAACAATATAAAGAGTGGGATCCTGAAAGTGTGATTATCGAAGGCAAAGCCTCAGGGATGCCTCTTACTCAAGAACTGAGAGCATTAGGAATTCCTGTTCAAAATTTTACACCAAGTCGTGGTCAAGATAAGATTGCTAGATTGAATGCATGTACTCCATTATTTAGTGGGGGTTATGTTTGGGTGCCAGAAAACAACTGGGCTGAACAACTAATGGACGAAGTTTCTGATTTTCCTAACGGTGAACACGACGATTTAGTCGACAGTACAACGCAAGCACTTATGAGATTTAGACAAGGTGGATTCGTTAGGCTTGGCACAGATTACGAAGAAGAACCGAGGTATCGTAGGAAACGAGTTTACTATTGATGACTTTATACCGTATGATTTGAAAATATAATGGCAGTAGAAAAAACAATTTTAGATTCCATGCTCCAAGGCGAGGGCACAGAAGTAGAAGTGCCTGAATTAATGGAAGACATTCTGCCTGAGAACATTGTTATTGAAGGTGAAGAAGACGAAGCACTTATTGACATAGTTCCAGATCCAGTAGAAGAGTTCAACGAGAACTTAGCTGAAGTTATAAATGAGACAGATCTAAATACTCTTGCTATAAATTTAATTTCTGATTTTGAAGAAGACGAAGAGTCAAGACGCGAATGGTTAGAAACATTTACTAAAGGTCTAGATCTTCTTGGAATAAAAACTGAAGATAGAACGCAACCTTTCCCAGGAGCAAGTGGTGTACATCATCCACTTTTATCAGAATCTGTAGCACAGTTTCAAGCACAAGCCTATAAAGAACTATTACCTTCTGATGGACCTGTTAAATCACAAATACTAGGTGTCTCTGATGCTGCTAAAGAAGAGCAGTGTCAAAGAGTTAAAGATTTCATGAACTATCAGATAACATACAACATGGAAGAGTATGATCCTGAGCTAGATCAACTGTTATTCTACCTACCTTTATCTGGTTCAGCATTTAAAAAGGTCTTTTATGACCCTTCTAAAGCTCGAGCAGTTAGTAAATTCATAATGGCAGAAGATCTTATAGTCTCATACGCTACTACAGACCTAATTGACTGCCCTAGAGCTACCCATGTTATACAAATGTCGGAAAACCACATCCGTAAAATGCAACAAGCTGGGTTATATAGGGATGTGGAGATAGGACAACCGTCAATAGGCTCAAGTGAAGACTTCGCAGGGGTCAAACAGAAGATAGATGACATCACTGGAGTATCAAAACCAGCTACTACAGAGACATTTACCGTCCTCGAGATGCATGTTGAGGTCAATCTTGAAGGTTTTGAGGACACAATTGAAGGTGAAGAGACTGGAATTGC